ACTTCACCCTTGGCATCTTTAATCTTGATGGGGAAAGTAAATGCAATCCCTAGTTCTTTGTATGTTTTGCTTAGTGGTTTCATAATGTGTGCGCCCTACTGGGCTTGGCGTTTGTGATCCTTGCAGGTCTCATCGAAGTCAACCCATTTGTCATGAAAATCACATAGCCCTGAGAATTGATCGGCTCCATCGTCTTCTTGATTGAATCGATCCCATTCCGACTCGTAAAAAAAGCAGGAAGAACAAGGCGATTTATCAGGGTTATTGTTATCAGTAGTCAGCTTGTCTTCCAATCTTCTTTCTTCGGCTGGAGTCATCCAGTAGTCTGCGGGGTCGATACTCATAATAATTTCATCCAATCTGTTTTTCCATCCATTAGTTCAGTGCCATCTATTTCAAGTAATTGTTTAAGTATACCATAGTTATTCATTCTTGTGCCATAACCTCCTTTATGGCATTTATAGACACTACCACTTCGACCAACGAATAGCCAATAGTCTCCATCTTCTTTTACTTCAGAAATACCACTATTGAGTTTCCATCTATCACTGTCAAGATAACCACCACTCCAGCCCGCAAGGACTTTATAGAGATCCTTTCCGACTTTTACTACTACCCAATTGTCTGGTGCATTTTCCATATTTATTTTACTGTGAGATAGTAAGTCCCTGCTTTATTCTCATCCGCTTTAATTTTTGTAACAGTGAACCATTCTAATTCCTTATGCACATCACCGAGATTTGTACCGATACCGATGTATGGTCCACCACTCGGGTCAACTGACTCTAGACTTCCATCATCATTCCGTTGAACTCCAACATGACCATCATCTTCAAAGGAATACTCAACGCAATTCTTAGCTATGACATTGAATTTTCGTTCAGTACCATATCGACTTTTAGCTACAACCGATGGCCAACCGCCTTGAATTAGATCATAGACGCCTGAGGACACTACATCTTCTTCTACTTTATCATCTGGATAAAGAACATTGTCATCTGGATAAAGAACATTGTCATCTGGATAAAGATGCTCTGTCATTTCTTGACCTTTTGTGTAGAAGCATTTTCCTACAGAATCGGGGTGATATCCAGCGGCGATGCATAGACCATATAACTTCTCAGTCAGTTCGTTCATATCCATTGAATCTAATTCACTTTCATATGTGAATGTTTCTTCGTGCTGCTCTATTGTAATTTTCATAATTTGTATTAAATATTGTTTTGGTTGTTTTATCAAGCAGATTTAATTTATAGATAGCTTAACCAAATGACGAGGCAGACGCTAAAAGCCACCCCAAATGTGCCAATGATGACCTTCTCGTGTAATTGAAGCGGGCCGTTGTCGTTCTTTCGTTCGTTGAATGATTTTTTCATATTAATTTAAGTCCATAAGTGGTCAATGTTTTTTACAATCCACTTCATGTATTTCTGTTCTTGCTCTTTAAGGTTTTCTTCGAGATAGTTGTATCGGCCGTAGAGTTCTTCATATGAGTATTTCGACCTCTCAACTTCTAATAGAGAATCATCTCCTTCAATCTTATTGAATGTAATAGGGTTTTTCTCGTATGCTTCAGTTAGTTCTTCATCCATTGATTGTTGTAGAGAAGGTCGAACATTTTTTACGAAGTCATAGCACTGTCTCAATTCACGATCAAACTTTTCATGAGATGGGCAAGATCGAGGATGTATATAAATAAAACATTTTTCACTCTCAACAAACTCAATCACACAACCAAAGAGAAACTCTGGAATAAGATATGTCTTATCAGCATACTCCCGCTTTGGGATATACTTATAGATCCACTTCTGTGGTGATTTAAATAGGTTCTTCATAATTAGTATTGCCTTTCCTCAAATTCAAATTGTACATTCAGTGACCGCAGTGCATACTTAGCAACGTGGTTTAGAGCTTCCATATCTTCATACTCAACGTATCGATCACCGATAGTTTCCATATAGTAACCTTCTTTATCTGTCTTTAACCAGCAGAGAGTATAGCAAGTTTCTTTATCATAATCTTCATCGTAATTCCATGCAATGATCTCAGCATTCCTATCATCTTTAGCTGGTCTAAATTCTACATTTTTATATCTCATCATAACTATTTATTCTCTTTCCAAACCTTTTGTTTATTATCAATTTCACTAGATAGGATCATGATTCTACGGTATGGCTTATACATAATCTGTGCTGTCAATTCATGTCGTAAAAAGATCGTAGCGATCATATCACCTATCCAAAAGAGTATTAATGATAGCAATGTTCTCATGTTATTTTTCTGGTGGTGGAGCGAAGAATGGTGAACCAGACTTCATAAGCTCTGTTAGGTCTGTATTAAACTTAGCAGTGAGCTCATCTGTTTGAGCTTCAGCATGCTTAAGGATGTTAATAGTGCCAAGCATCGCAAAGCACTTCTCTTGTAGGTTATCAATAATATCGTTCATAGTTATCCTCTCATAAAATTCTTAACACAACTACGTGGACCATTTGGCACATAGTACTTCTTGTTTCGTTCCCAACTATCGTTAGTGAAGAGCTGTAAGCACCCCGTATCTTTAGCGGAATATGACATTACACCTTTACGATTGCGAGTTACCTCACGCGTTGGTGGTTCATCTAATCCTAAAATTGCTCTAATATTATCGGTCATAAATGTATATATCTGCAGTAGTAGCATCGGCAAGTTTAATGCACTGATGAGAGTGTGAGCCAGACCAAACATTTGGTGGATTCTTTACAGAGTACTTATGAGCATTTGGATTAGCAATACCCATGCGACCTTGAAGCATTACTCGACGAGAGGTTCCATTAAGCTTATCTTCAGCTTTGACTTTTGCTCTATAAGCAGCAACAAGTTTTTTGCCAGCGACTGAGTGGTGGTGAACTGTTTCGACATAATAGTCTGATGTACGCGTATTCATAATATAAATTTCCTTTCGTGGATTAGACTAACGATGTAAGGTGACTTAAAGCTTCTACAGTGCCAGGGAAGATTTCATGTGTGTCTACAGCGTGCATATTCACTTCAGCAGATGCACTGATAAACACGTTATCAAAGTTAGCAACTTCATTGACGAACTCCTTTGTCACGGCAGTAACTTCACTGGTTGTAAGATTAGTGGCTTGGAATTGACCATCATAGATGTAGTCAATTGCGATTTTGCTGTCAGTATTTGTAATTTCGTGTAGTTTCATAATATAAGTCTCTATTGGTTGGTATGATACTATTATACCATATATACCAACCTATGTGAACCATTATTTTCAATCAACGGAGCCTTCAAGCCCTTAATGTGTGCAAGTGATTGCCTGTCAACAACATTTAAATGCACTTTTATTCCACTTTCATAAGTGGTTTACTACCAACTACTTCTTGTATTTGTAGTAAACTACCATCATTACGACCACTGAAATGCCACTTAAGACGTAATTGGTGCAGAGCCAATAGTCAAATCCAAACTTGAGAAGAGCATAGCCTAAAGCAGCAGAATAGCCAACGATTGACATATAACAAAGCATAATGCTAACATCTTCAACCGATTGAGTTTTAATTGATTTGTATATCTGTGGCCAAAAGCAGCCAATGAAACAGATGTTATAGATAACACCCAAGAGGTTCTCAATAGATGCAGTCATACAAATCCTTCCAGTTCTTTACACGGATCACGTCTCCACACACTTCATAATCTGTGTTGTATGGTTGGTTAAAGAGGAAAGACCTTAGCCCAAGTTTAGCTCCGACTTCAGCGTTTTCTGGTTTATCTTCAAGCCATACGAAACCTGAATCTTCATAGCGCTTAAGTGCTTCTGTCTTATCTGCACCACAGTCGATACATTGCACTCGTTCGAATACGCCATCTCCAAAAACGCGTTTGAGATTTTCCTCTCTTAATCGTTGAGCGTATGGTTCTGTGCCAAGTGAAGTGATGGCGTGGAATACAGCACCGTGTTCTTCATGCATTTTCCGTACGTACTTAATCGCATCATTAAGAGGTGGTAAGAACCCAATCGCTGCAGATTCATTGAAGTGCCTCACAAGAACATCTGCTTCATCAACTGATAGTCCATACATCTCTGATACTTTATAGGAAATGCACTTGCCTTTTTTATAGCCTTTACGCTTCATCCACCATTCAAATGAGTGGGCCCACGATAAGAGCACTCCGTCGACGTCAGTTAATATAATCATTATCTATTTTCGTAATAATACGTTAGTTCTTCAATTAAGGGATCAACCCAATCTTCTGTATTTTCTTTAAAAATGATGGGCTTATCATCTCCATCAACAACCATCAGCGTGACAAGCTGATTCACCGCGATGCCAGTTCGTTCTTCAAACATTAAAGCATAAGCACACTCTTGCATGAAGTACGAACTAATTTCGCTACGCTCTTTAATTCGCCCTGATGTCTTAAAATCTACGATAGACAACTCGCCATCAAACTCTGCGATACAATCTACCCGACCTGCAACCTTAAGAACGGTTGAGTAAAGAGGACATTCTTGCATGTAGACTTTACCAACTTTGTCGTTAATTACTTTACGCAGTGTAGTCCAACTATGCAGAACATGTGGCATGCGATCACCTGGTGTGCGGATATAGTCTTCTTCGTTATTGATATACCTTTCAGCGATATTATGAACTGCGGTTCCCCGTGTTGTAGCATGACGAGTAATCCGCTTAGCTTCTTCTTCACCGATGTTAGCACGCCATTTAGCCCATTTTCCACGATCACGGTAGCCGAGGGCTGTTGTAATAGAAGGGTACTTTTCACCTGTAGGCGTTATGTAAGTACGCCCTGATTTAAGTGTTTCAGCCTTAAGGTCTTCATAACCTAAGTCAATATTTTCGTGTTTAAAATTTGGTCTAAGCATCTTTCTTAAAATTTCCTGTTTTACTGATCTTACCAACCGATCCATTAAAGTTAAGGCCAGGCGCGCACATGCCTCGACTAACTTCTCCATTTTCTCCACACGGACAATTCTGTCCACACGGCAAATCGCGATCATTTACGGAATGCATTTCTTCCCATTCCTTTTCGCATTTCTTACAGTGATAATCGTATAGCATAATATTAATAGGTGTCAATCGTATTTTCTTTTCCAGACGCTTTCTTAATTCCTTTAAGAACGTCGTTCCACTCGTTTCCTGCTCGTTTAATTGGGTGTATACTATCGCTTACAATCGCAGGTGCACACACACCTCGTTTTATAGTACCGCTTTTACCACACGGGCAGGGTTGGCCAACGGGCTTATCCCTATCAGCAGATAGATGGGATTCTTCCCAAGTTTCGTTGCATTGTTCGCAATAATAATCGTATAGCATATTAGAACCAATCTGGTGTTGAACGTTTGGTCCAAACCATTTTGAACCTTTCTTGTTTTGTTTTATAGAACGCGCGGTATGATTTAACGACATCATCGAACATGCATTCTGGATTCGACTTCATCGCTAAAGGCCATTTGGTGAGTGGACCATTAGAAATATTTGCTGGACCACAGAATAAGTCTTTTCGAAGTATTTCGTCTGATTTGTGGATTTTGCCATAGCGGAATGTGTATTCTTTACAAAGTGCATCGAACAGTTTCCAGTGCCAGCGGTAATTTTCTAGTGATTGCGCTGTCCATACCGTACAAGGATGGTGCATATGAACTGCTTTGTAATAAGTATCCTCACGCTCATCTGGTAGTACCCAATAGCGTGACATTGTTTTACCCGAATTAGACGGTCTCCTCTCCTCAGCGCCATCAAGCATGCGGTGTGCAGTTGATAGCATCTGAGCAGATTCGACGATCATCTTAGTCGTATGTTTATCGCAGTGCATCTGAGCTGCAATAACAGGATCTTTATCTAGTACAAACAAATTCATAATGTATATTATACCACAGTTTAAGTCTTTTGTACACTACAAAATCTCAGGGAAACAAGCTTCTACAAGACTCTTTGTAATTTTACGGTATTTCTTATTCTTAAGATTTGTGATAGTTCCATCTTTAGCAGCGCAGAGGAGCAGCGCGTCTTCTTCAGGCAGTTGCTCGAGCATACCAATCCAGATTTTTTCCTTTTTAATTTGAGAGATCTTGCTGCCTTTAACTAGCATGCCAATGTGCCTAAGTACATTAGCGATAGTTGCAGGTTCGCGACCTTCTTGAACTGGGTCAAATGGCGGTTTACCTTTCGGTAGATCGAGAATGATCTTATCGTTATAGCACAGCTGAAGAATTGTCTTTACTTGCCTGTACGCGTTTTCTTTTAGATACTTAATTCGATCATCTCGCTCTTCGAGCTTACAGACTTCTTCGAATATTTCGTGTGGATATTTTTGGATGGACATGATTATTTTTCAGTTATAAAGAAGTCTTTTGCGCATTCAACGAGCAAACTACACCTTTTTGTTATTAAGTAATTCAGCACTTTGTTGTTGGTTTTACCTTGTTGAGATTTATATTTATCCATAATGTTAGTCTGAATATCTTCAGGGATACAGTCTAGATCGATAACAATCTTATTGCGGCAGTAATTGCGGAATGTTGCTTCACCCATTACGTCCAGCAGATTTTCGCGGTTTTCATACCACTCTTGAATTTTCTTTGCGCGTAAGGGCGATTGGCGGCCGCCGTCAACAAATGTTCCATCAGCGCTTAAGATGTTTGGTACTCCATCGCTACTATCACCTTTACAAACATGTTCGAACTTATAGTACACTGGGTCGTCTACTTTAAGTGCTGCACGTTTCATTGGACTAAATTGCTTTACATTAGAATAGCGATGAAGCTGAATAAAGTCTTTATCAGAAGAAACGATCATAACCGGCTCGTGTTGACCGAATTCTTGAGTCGATTCAGTGAGAACTGCGATTACGTCATCAGCTTCAGCGCGATCAGCGTAGACCACTGGGAATCCCATTTCTTCTGCGATTTCGTCACGGATGTTGTTGAGGAATCCAAAGAGCTTATTCCAGTCAAGAGGTGATTCGTCACGTGAAGTTTTACGCTTCCCCTTGTATTGAGGAAACTTTTCTTTACGCCAAGAGGTGCGGTCACACGCAATGATCGTTTGCCCATACTCCTCGCGGAACTTGACGTTATAGCGGCGAATGCTATTGAGAATCATATGTCTAATAAGACTTTCCTCGATTTCTTCGGGTCGGTCTTGAGAAAAAATAGCGGCGATTGCTATGCCTGAGTAATCTATAATTGTAATGGGATGCCTTTCCTTATGGTATGTTTATATGTAGCTTATTGCTTTACTACTATATTATACCATAGTTTAGGCCTTTTGTACACCGCTAAGTGAAGTCTTCTGGTGTAAGGGCTTTTAGATGAGCTCTATTGATACGACCGCCAAAAAAGGCGTTGTGATATTCTTCTGGTTTTAATAGCGCATGAGTAGTCATTTGCTCGTAGCACTCCATATAACTCATCACGCCCTTTGATTTGCAGAGATGAATGATTTCTCGTTTGAAGTGGTCTAATCCGTTTTCTTCAACAATAAGTTTTACAGCTTCACTTGAACCGCAATACGTTTTCCAATCAGATTCTTTTAAAGATCTGCGCTTTCGCGTCTTACCTTTCAAAGGTGGTTTAGTCACTTTACTCCATATCGTTTTTTTTCCGATATATTTCATGCCAGTAGAAGTATCCGTAACGACATAGACAAACCCACACCACTTCTCAAGTTCTTCTTTTGGTGGATCCCACTTTTTTCCCTTATATACCCAATCGCTCATTCTTAAAACATGTTTTATTATAAATAGAAGTACTGGTCACGGTATTGACGTACCCACCAGCTCTAAACTTATTAACCTTAAACGAAAGAAGTTCAGCTATGTATATTTATACACCGTACACCTATCTAATCGGGTGGTCAAAATTAAACAAATGGTACTATGGCGTACGCTTTGCAAAGAAGTCTGCCTGTTTGTACGAAACAGGTTGTCACCCCGATGATTTTTGGAAAACGTATTTTACTTCAAGTAAAGCCGTAGAATCATTCAAAGAAGACAATGGTGAGCCAGATATCGTTGAGATACGCAAACAATTCAAAACTGCAAACGAAGCACGTGATTGGGAAATGCGAGTGTTATTAAAACTCGATGTCAAAAATAATGACGACTGGTTGAACAAACGACCTTTTACACCGTCTTGCGAGCCAGGTTGGGCCTGGTCAGAGGAGAGCAAAGGTAATTCAAGAAAACCTAAATCTAAAGATCACGCTAGAAATATATCTAGGGGAAGAACTGGTATCACATTCTCCAATTCACACATAGAAAATATCAGAATTGCTACAACTGGAGTTAAGCAACGTGACGTGACTAAAAGAAAGCGGAGTGAGACTATGAGTAAATTAAAATGGTGGAATGATGGATCAACCAATGTTAGATCAGTAACACCACCTGACACACAATGGCAATCAGGAAGATGCGGTAAATACACTCAAAGAGCAACTAAGGAATGCCCTCACTGTGGAAAAATCGGTAAAGGTGGTGCTATGTCTATGTGGCATTTCGATAACTGTAAATACCGTTAGATATACTTCATGCTAGTAGAAGTATCGGTGACAACATAGACAAACCCTACGTTATCACCGATCATTTCACTAGTAAACTCTTTACCTTTGTAACTCCACATGGAGTTATTTATTCGTACTCTTCTTCGCCGATTAGTTCTACTTCTCCGTAATTTTCAGCACCACAGAATGGGCAGTACGATGGATGTAAGTCTGGATCGACATCTTCATCTCTGTATTGAACAGAGTATTGTGAATCGCAGTGGCGACAATATTGTGTTTCTTTAATCATTAACCCTCGCACGATGTGCATGTAAGTAAGTTGCGTGATAGCTCTTGTGCTGGATTAGTACCACGATGATAGTAGAGCGTTTTTACACCCTGTTCCCACGCGTAAATGAGAAGTTGATTTGTATCGCGTGGTGGAGTCTTAGGGTGAATCATTAGATTAATACTCTGCGATTGATCAATGTACTTTTGACGAATACCTGTTTGTAGAATAACTTCCTTCTGTGAGATTTCACCGAATGTTTTAAACACGTCTTTTTCGTGATCAGATAAGAACATTAAGTGTTGAACACTTCCACCCGTTACAAGAATAGACTTCCATACATCAGAATTGTCATGACCGTGTTCTTTAAGTACTTCCTTTAAGAAAGGATTCTTATAAGTAAACTTACCTTTTGCGAGATCTTTCACAAAGTAGTTACTATTCAACGGTTCAATACTAGGTGATACTTGACCAAGTATGAATGAACTTGAGGTTGTAGGTGCGATTGCTTGAGTTGTCATGTTCCTACGACCCGAGCCTTTTAACTTTTCAGGTACACCATAAGTTTTAGCCAGTTCACGTGATGCGGTCATACTTTCAGCTTCAATATGACTAAAGATCTGATTAGTCAGCATTTTAGCTTCTAAACTCTCGAAGGCTACACTCTTAGATTGTAGGAATGAGTGCCATCCAAGGACACCTATTCCAAGTGCACGTTGTTGTATTGAGAACTTACGAGGTGCTTCCATAAATGGTAAACCTTCAGTCTTTTCGATGAACTCTTCAATCACCGTGTCAAGGAAGCGCGTAAGAACTTGAACAGCGTCTGTTTCTTTCCACTCTTCGTAGTGCAATAGGTTCATAGAAGATAAACAGCAGACAAAAGATTCTTCTTCACTCGTTGACAAACAAATTTCAGAACATAGGTTTGAAGCGTGGATCTTACCGCTTTCTTTTGGCTTATTTTTATTCACAGTATCACTAAACATGATGTAAGGATACCCGCTTTCATAACGCTTTTGAATAACTTTACCCCAAATCTTACGCTTGTCTTTATCTCCATCGAGCATTTCTTTCATGAACTTATCAGTGACTGTTACGCCAATTGACATGTTCTGAATGGGATTACCATCACCACGAATTTGAAGGAACTCGAGGATGTCAGGATGTTCAATAGGCATATAACCAGCAAAGGAACCACGACGGACGTTGCTCTGAGAAACAACATTCGTCATGGTTTCGAATAGTTCCATAAAATGTACAGGACCATTTGAATTACCACCTGCTGATATTTCAGAACCCCGACTACGCAGTGCTCCAAAGTATGCAGATGTTCCTCCACCCATTTTAGTCATCATGCCAACCTCGGCTTGTTTACCTAAAATAGATTCCATGGTGTCGCCAATGAAAGATCCAAAGCAAGAAATGGGTAAGCCACGTTTAAGCCCATAGTTTGCCCAGATCGGAGATGCTAACGAGTACCATCCTCTTGACATGTAATCTTCAAATCTGTCTGCGAAGCCATCTTCACCTAAGATTCGTTGTGCTTTCAGCGCGATTTGTCTTATTCTTTTTTCAGGGGTTTGTCCTTCAGTCAAGTAACCTCTTTCAAGAAAAAGACGCGAATCTTTATTTAGCCAGTAATATTTTTCCATAGTGTATATATACCCTTAAAATAGGTCGTCTTCGTCGTATGATTTGTCTTTCTTTGAGTACTCGGTCGGCCGTTTAAAAAAGAAGTCGGTTGCGGTATTTCCGAGGACGTCCTCATCAAACCAAGTTGTCTTTTCTAATAGCGATTGATCAACGTCATCAAACACCGGTTTAATACTAATCTGTGTAAGAGAGTCGTTGAGTCGATTCTTGATAAAATTTTGTAGAATAGGAGTACTCAAATGTTCTGATTGATACCCATTCACCGACCATTCAATGATTTTAGATTCTGCTTTAAATGCTTCTACACACTCATGGCGGATACGCTCTTCAAACTCTTCGTCAAACAACTCAGGGTGTTCTTCACGAATTGTATTCACTAGTTTAATACCAACCATCGCATGGATAAGCTCTTCTTTTGATGTGTACGCCACTTGCTGAGATACATCTTTAAGCTGGTTTTTGAAACGATTAAAGTAGTTAATGGTATAGAACTGACTAAATAGTGAAACGTTTTCTACATACAGCGTAAATAGAATAAGAGAATATACGTACTGCTTCTTTGAATCTTTATAGTACTTGTGTAAATACTTGCGGAGATACTTTACTCGATTTTGAATAATGTCAAGTTTAAGATTTTCTTCAAACACGTCTTCCATGTCAAGAATATCAATTAAGCGCTCGTAGGCGTTATTATGAATAACCTCGACATTAGCCATCACGTAACCGAGATCAGTGATTGACGGGTGCGGTAGGTTTTCTCCCACTTTAGCCCAAAAGGTTTTTACTGCTACTTCGATTTGTGCAATTGCTGATAATGAACGAGTAACCATGTCTCGTTCATTATCTGACATATTCACTTTAAAGTCTTGAACGTCTGACTGGAAATTGAATTCCTTATCGGTCCAAAACCCATTATGCATTGCAGTAATGAACTCTTCAGTCCAAGGGTAGTGATCAGGTTTGCGTGATATTTGTTCTTCGAAAATTGACATGTTGATGGCGTTTCTTTACTTGATTAAGGTTCTATTATACCACACAATAGGCTGCGTGTAAACAACAAAAGCGAATTAATTACTCGCCTGAGGTCTTTGGCCTTATAGCTTTTAACGCGCCATCTTCTTCATTTCTTAAAACTATAACAGCGTTGTTATTACGCTTATAATAGGTATAGATTGAATTTTCTACGTCGTCTTGAAGATTAAGATATTTACTCCATCTTTCAAATTTTGTTCGACCCGTCTGAAAGCGCTTAAAGGTGTCTGCGGTTACTGTAAACCTGCGAGCTTTTCTTTTTTTCTTTGCGCCTAGTGGTCGATCTGCAATTGCTATAGATCCAGTGGTGACATTATCATTTATCATTTGCTAATGTCCTCTTGTGTGATATAAACGTACTGGTGTGTTTTTATGTGCTTTGCTTTAAAAACCGGATGACCCAATACTGATCCAACCGGTGCTTGTTCCGCGATCTCAACCCAAGTGTTCTTTTTAGCTAATAGTTCACCTGTCTTGGGCAATGCAATATCGCGCGCGAGTGCATATTTACCTTCTTCTATGTATCCTTCATTAGTCAAATACCATTCATTGAGTTCTGGTTTGTAATCTGTGAGATCACATCCAGTAGCTTCCTTTATGACCTTAAGTAATTTTTTATCACTAATGCCAGTGTTCTCTTTAATAAGAAAGAGTGCAGCTGCATAGGAGGCAATGGTCGATTTGCCAAGAGGAAGCTTATTTATCAAGCGTTTGATATTGAAGACTAATTTGTGGAATGTGTTATACGCTGATTTTTCTTCAGACGTCACGGGCTTTTTAAGTTTTTTGCCGTCTTTATCTACGATGCCCATTTTAAACGCGGTCGTGTTTTCCCACTTAGTAGTGAGTAAACGCAAAAAGCGGAGTGCGTAGAAAAAATCTGGTCCTTTTAAAAATCCCATGTTATAAATCTTTTAGTTTGTTTGCTATGTTTAAATCAATATTTATATTGTTATGAGTATTCTCTGGCAGATAGTTTAAATAAAGTAGAAACGTTTTCAGTGTTGGCCAAAGATTAACTTCAACTCTATGAAATATCATTCTATTCGCTGCAGGTATTTCAAAGACGTTGTAAATCGTAATGATATGATTCAGCAAAAGCCGCTCTTGGATCTTACCAGTATCTCGGTATCGTCTAAGTAGTCTTACTACGTATTTGAATTTTGCCACATCATCATAGAAATCCTGCGGATCTAAGCAAGCAGGATTTCTATAATGTTTAGCAGCGTATAGCTCAAAGTTGGCATTGTTTAATTCGTCGAATAACTTCATAAAGTTATTTATATAACCTTATTACGAGTCTGCAGCAGCTGATTGTTGTCCTAGAATAAATAGGTGGAAATCAGCGGTATCTTTCTTATAAGGATTCTTCTTGCCATTAGACTTTTCACCAGCTTTAAAGGCAGAATTCGATTCAACCGCTTTAGCCAATTTAGTATCTATAAAGAGTTTTGAAAGCATACTATCAACTTCACGTTTTGTGATTTTAGCGTCTCCACCTTTCACAAAATCAGCAGGAGTAACTGCTTCTTCAAGATCAACTGATTCAGCAATTCCTTCAAACTCTGGTTGACTCTCAATATATCTGATGTAAATTCTTTCGTTTGGCACTGTCACAGATTTACCTTTAGATGTTAAGGATCTGAGTTCGCTCCACTTATTAGCCAATTTCTTCGCAAGCCTCTTTGCGGCGTCAGGTGTAGGAGTATTAATATCAACCGTATCAGTAGCTTCTTCAAGATCAGCTGATTCAACCTTATACTCTTTCCCTTGAAACTTGAATTTTTTCTTACCGGCTTTTTTAGCATCAGTAACAGCTTGTCCAAATGCGTTACCTTCTTCTACATCATCCTCATCCTCAACTTCCGTTTCTTCGGTGTACTTCTTTTGTTCAGGATCTTCTTTATCGTCAACGGTATGGGCGTCTACAGTATCCTTATCAGAATCTTGTACTTCTGTTTCATTTTTTTCACTTGGCTTTTCATGAGTATAACCCATGTCTTTCATTTTTAGATGATCTTCAAGCGATTTTGCTTCATGGGCTTTACCCGTTTTTGGATCATACATTGTATGTGGTTTAAAGTCTTTCTTATCTTCTATGACGTGCTTTACAGCTTCGGCCACAGACAGTGTTATTTTATCGTTGAGTTTCATAAGTGTTATGGTATGTTATGCGGATTTCTTGGCCGCGTTCATTTTGTCAATTCTATCCAGTTCAGCCTTTTTAATTTTAGGTAGAAGCTTTTTCGCGAGTTTTTTAATCAACGATCTTTTTGCTTCAACCTTTTTGTCTATAGCAGCCTTTTGAGCATACGGCATAGAGTTATAATCACTTTTTGCTATTTTGTCTCTAATAGTTTCTCTTGCTTTCTTTTCTGCTCGTGCTTTAAGCGTTGGCAGATCGGCCTTTTTCTTGGCTTTCATTTTACGCTTTAACGCCATACGAGGAGCAAGGCGCTTCATAGCACGTGAACGCTGTTGACGCTGTTGAGGAGTCAATGGTTTTTCAATAAGGTATTCTATAAACGATATCATTTAATTGCTCTCTGGGAATCCTAGTAACCAAATGATACTCGCTCCTAGACCTGTAATGATTGTTGACACAAATGTCCAAGTGACAGATTTAATTGTTTTTAACGTTGCGCCTGAATCTATTTGAGATTGTTCAACCTCTCTTAAACGTTCTTCTTGAGCAACTATTTGGTTTAAAATGACTCGTGTTGTTTCGTCTAGGTTAGAGATCTTTTCTTCAGCTCGTGCCAAAGCAATAATGGCGTCTGCCATCTTATCGATTTTTTCTTCGATCCGGTCAAATCGTGTGTTTTCGTCTGCATTCATATTATTTGACTTTTACTTTACGAACAAACTTGCGTTGGATAGCATTCCACTTCCAGTCTTTCTTATTGAAATTTTTAAAGTCTTGAACTTCATCATACTCATCCGCTGTTAGAACATTCGTCTTTTCAAAATCAAATGATTCTTCAAGATCAACAGATTCTTTGATGCGTTTATCGCCAGTAGCAACCACTTTGTAACCCTTAGCATTACCGCCAAGGCTATCATAGTGATCTAAAGCAGCTGAAGTAGACATAGGACGAGAAGAAACGACCTTACCCCGCTTATCAATCACAACATACTGTTTAGCTTCATCAAGATCAGTTGATTCTTTCAACTTAGCAAGTTTGCTCTTAAGCATATCGACGTACTTAGTACCTCCATAAGATTTAACCCGCTTAGGATCAGGATTCTTGATCATCTTTTCAAGATCTTTAGCGTCGAGCTCTTTATCAGTGGCTTCGCCCATTAGCCTAGCCTTATTGTCGTGATACCATGCCTTATCGGACACTTCAGCATCTCCACCAATCTTAGCAGCAGCCATTTTAGCGCCTTGCCATTTTCTCCAAGACTTTGACGGGCTTAGTTGCTTGCCTGTCTTTCTATCATAAATAATCCAATCCGCACTTGCTTCAAATATCTCGTATGCTTCTTTAATTTCAGAAGGTTTAGTGAAGTCTATATCTTCGTAAATAAAGTTAGGGCAAAAGTTTTCGCCAAGTGCTATTGAGCAGATCTTTGATAGTCTTTTTTCTGTAATATTCATGTTTCCCATTAGGTTAAAATTATAATTCTATTTATAAAAAAGTCATCCTCCAAATTCGTGTCCTGCAACTCTTTTCATTTGTTTTTTATATTCGCCAAAGTCTGGCTTTTCTTTATATAGCTTGATTGAAATATTGTCACGGTCTTTACCTTTAATACGCCATTTGAATCCTTTTTCAAGATGTTCAGGTTTGGTTGCTTTAACTACACGGCGTTTGAATCCATCTTCCCAAGTTTCGCTTTTACCTTCACCTTCTTCAAGCGATTCCTTTTTAACCTTTGCGGCTAAGTCTTTATCAGCACCACCCCAAGTACCTTTGCTTTTTGTGATAAAGGAATTAACTCGAGCGAATGCCCATTGGTGAGGAGTTGCTCCTGGTCTATGACCTGTTTTCCAAGCAGCCATTCCACGATCAAACACTTTCTTTAGAATACCATAGGCAATGCCCGATTCTTCGGATTTCTTTTCGAGACCTTTGATTTGCTTTTCAGTTAATTGTCCAGGCGTATTCTTTTTATAAGTATTCGCTAATTCGTCAGTGCCTTGCTCTAAGGCTTCATCTTTACCAAACTTTTTGCGATACGCGATGGTGTGTTTAGAGAGTTTAGTCTTTGCTTTCGCATCGCCTGGTGCAGGCTTATACGCCTTTGGATCATCATCATCTAGTTTTGCTTGCTTATTAAACTGTGCTTGTCTTTTTGCTTTAGTTGATTTAGAAAGGTCTTTACCGTATGCCGGGTTTAACTTTTCTTCAAGCGAATGGATAAAATATTTGTCACCTTCGCTGCAAACTACGTAATTAGATTTACGTTCTTGAATAGTAATTTCAACCTTGCCATTTACATATGCAGTGTCGCCTTCGTTAAAAATCTCGCCTGAAATATATCGTTCACGCTTTTCTGAAACTGTTGGAAGTTGAACGTGTTTACGGAAGTTGACCATTTCCTTTAGCCCCATTCTCTTACGAAGAAGATTAAAGAGTGTCATATCTTCGCCGTATTCCTTTGGTAATCCCTTTGAAAAAGATTTAAAGTCGCCATCGATGGCAGCTTTACGCATTTTAGATGCAGACATTCCCGATACATCGTCTGCATCAGGATCGCGGTCACCAGCGGATACGATTTGAATTCCGTCTTTAAAGTTATAATAACCATGACGGCTTTCAACTCCATTGTATTTATTCAACAGTGTTTGAAATTCTTTAATACGGTCAGATCCAACAACCATTGTGAGTTGGGTAAAGCCCTGATCATGCAATGATGTTGCGATGTGCATCGCAGTCTTAGCCTTTGTGTCTTCAACAATATTGCGGCCATGTTTAGGAAACATTTTCCGCATTATTTTAATTTTCTCTTTATACTCTAAGGGGTTCTTTTTAGGATCATTAGATTGAGAGGCGTAAATACGATAGTTATTACCAGTTGCGACTGAGGCAACTTTAGCAAGAAGTTTTCCGTGGCCTACTGTAGGTGGATTAAATCTGCCAAAGGTGAAAACTACTCCCTTTGTTTTTTCTTCGTTGTACTCTTTAAAGGATTTCACTATTTTGTTTTCTTTTTGAATTGTGTGGATTTCATTTCATCTTGAATATCCTTTAACGCTTCAGTGCTTTGCTGTAAAATACCAATTTGCATAAGTAAAGCTGATGGTTTATCTGAGAATTTAGAAAGGCCTTTTATCTCGTCGGCAATCTTCTTTTGAAGATGTGATAAGCGCATCGTGCCATAGTTTGACACCAAGACCGTTGGATCTTTGGGATTGCTTATCGTATCATCGTTATAGATAACCGCGCTTTTACCTTCGTTAAGTATAAGAGACTTTACTGTGTTTTCTAAGTTCATTATTATCGTTGCCATCCTTTGATGATGTCAGGACTGAAATTGTTCGTGGAGAATTCCATGCGATCAACTAACTTAACTGCTCCATTTGATGCTCGATCGATTGCAACGAATCCTTCTGAACCCGTTACCTTAAACCCATTGCGAGTACGAACAAATGTATCAATCTCTTTTAGCTTATCTAATTTATTTATAATAATTAATTTAGCATCTACGATAGCATTCATAAGCTGAAACATTAGATCAAGGTTTTTCTTGTTCTCCTTCGAGAAGAATTTCATTTCTTCTTCTTGTTTTTTCAGTACTGCAGCCTTACCTTTTTCGCTCTTGCGTTTTTCGTACTCTTTCTTATACTTCAAATCGAACCAAGCGATAAGATCTTGAACGTGTTTAGCAGTACTGGTAATGCGTTCACCTTTACGAACAAGTGTGTTATTAAAGGTTTCAAGTTTAATTGCAAGAGCTTGATTTGATTCAAGTTCTTTAAGCGTTGAAGACTTAATCTTCTGAAAGATCTTACCTGCCTTTGATAGCGCTTGAGTAACTTCTTCTGTGTCAAGTTTAGTGAGTGTTGCCGTGCCTGAAAGATCTTGAAGATCGGCGTCCTGATACCACACACTTGGTTTCTCTTTAAGCCCTTTAAGGTCGACACCAAACGATGCTTTCATCGAAGCAAAGTCTTTACCTTTATACGTCGTATGCCATACTACTCCAAGATTAGCTTTAAGCATTGTCTTCGCAAGATCCGATTTAGCTGGAACAGCGTAAACAAGTGTGTTAGGCTGAAACGTAATGTATTTTTCGCCATCAATTGATTCGCTATTTAAGTCGCCCTTTGTAAACATTACATCGCCTTGAATGACATCGGTGATTCCAAGATCTTTAAGTTCCTTATAAGCTATCACTAGCTTTTCTGCGAGATCACCAGAAGTATCAGCACGCACGTCAGCTTCTGACTTATACACCTTAGGATCTTTATTGAAAATGCCTTTCTTAGCAACGAAGAATTGACCATCTTGTGGATCGATACCAGCGAAGACTGCAGGTGCCCCATCCCACTTCACTGTAACATCAGTAGAGGAATTGCTATTTCCAGCAAGCATATCTCTTAATGATCGTAATGCAAGGATTGCTTCTCTTGCTCCTTTCACCCCGCCATAGATTACAGCATCTTCGATGTGTGTCATGTGAGTGTTCTTACCAGCTTTAGCGGCTTCAGTCACGTACTGATTAAACGATTTCATCTTAAATTCTTTAATTGGTTTGTTATTAGGCTCGTCAATTTCTATTACCAAATTAGTATCGCCTGCTTTATAAATTCTGTGGTATTCCATTTTTGAAATATTTAAAACATCGCCTTCTTCTAACTCGTAGGGTATAGCGTTATCCATTTGGAACATCCAGCCTTTACCTTCTAATACTGTAACAACACGGTCTGCTTTATCGCGGTGCCAAACTAATTCGTGAGAATCAGTGTTTGATTCGAATGTACGAATCTTTGACTCGCCGTTTACCTTATCTGTGTATGGTTTGCTCATATTACCAAAAAAAGGATCCTCCGCCTTTTAGACCAAGCTGTGATGCATATCGTGGAAGATTGCACGACCAATAGCCTGGCTTTGTTTTATCTTTCTTTAAATGGCATTGGTGTCTAGCCGCGAAAGATTTGCGGGCAGCTGGATCATTAATCTTGGCCTTAAGACCAGACGTATCACCAAACTCTACTTTAATCACATTGCCTTTATCATTCTTAACGTAGACAAAAAATTTCTTTTTACCACCACGTTTTGGATCGTTCAATTCAACTTCCTTACCCTTATATTCTGCCTCAATCAATGGATGATCTAAGGGGACTTCTTCACCCTCATACATTGCAAGCTCACCAATGTCTGTTGACATAAGATACTCGTCGAATTCATTCAAAGGATTCAACGCAGATTCTTTCATCTGCCTTGCATAACTAAATAGCTTATAATAATTCTCCGAGTGTGGACGGAAAATGTTATGCGCTAGAGGTATTTGATTCTCTCTGTGGAATCTTAGTGCTGCTTCCAGTTTACTCATTATTTTTCTTTTAGTATTATGTAGGAACTTGAATCAGAGGTGGAACTACCTGCGTAATTAATAATTTGGGTGATAAACTTATTCGCAGATTGCCCGCCTTTTGCGATAAGATTAAGTATATATAGTCCCCCAAGTTTTCCGTGGATCCAGATGTCTGAGTTTTTTCCATGATCTTGAAGTTTTTCTTGAACTTCAGCGACTGATATTTTCTTATCAACGATTTGGAGCATTTTAGTGAATTTAGCAATAGCCTTCTTATCACCCTGCGCGATAAGCTTTGCTTCCTTTTTCATCACTGAGTTCTTAGGAAGTTGCTTCTTATAAATTCTTTTCGCTGCGTCTGTCATAACACCCCAAGATGCACCTCCTCCACGAGCTCCTTTACCTTTAATCTCGACCTTATGGGATCCAAAGGCAGAGTTGGCGCGGATATCAAGTTGGCCATCCATGTGAGTAATGTAATTGGCCTTAGTGGTATACCATTCACCACGCTTGAGCGCTTTAATATGACCGGCAGTATACTTATAGTCTTCAGTTTCAGCTGGGCGTTCTACGTTCTTTTCTACACCTTTTGCAGCTTTAGATACTTTCTTTAGTGAAATACCAACTAGACGTTTTTGAAGATAAAGATCAAGAATATCGTCGTTCAGATCTTCAACGGTCGTTGTCGCGAGTTCATCTAACTTGAAGTCGGTGTCTGCAACCCAAATATCACCAGGATTCCACTTGTCGTCTGGCAGTGGTTTAAACCCGTTATTCTTAAACGCAGTATTTTTAGCAGAATAGACCGCTTTCATGACTTTATCATCGCGATGGAAGGTCATGCCTTTTTCGATGATGCGGTTTTTAATGGCGTACTGCGCAGAAAGATACGATGAAACTTTCCAACTTTCGTCAATAGCTAAAATCTCTTTAAGAGAAGTCTTGCCAACACTAACCATCTTAAACGCTTTAGTGAGGACTTTATCAGTAAAACTTTCCATTGGCATATCATAGCCAATATCGAGCATTGCTGCCATCCAAACGCATTGTGCAGATTCGCCAATTGCTGTACTTGCGGTACCACCTCCAGCGCCTGCTCCTCCACCAAATTCTGGTGTTTTAAGTAGATCGGATATGGATATTTCAGAACCGCCTTTACCAATAAGCTTAAACCCTTTACCATCTTGTTTGAATTGCTCAATCGATGCCAAAGCCTCTTGGGTACCAACAACAAGAAATTCTCCGCCCTTTGCAAGCGTAAGAGGTTCTTGTTTACGGATCTTATTTGCTAAGATTTCTGTTCTAGCCGATCCTGCGTTAGGTCCACCTGTTGCTGGCTTTTTAAGTTCGCCGGGTACAAGTTTTGTTCCTTCGTCGAGAAATGTTTGAAAAGACTTTAGATTAAACATTATGCGTATGTTTCGATCATGCGAGTGAGTTCGCCTTCAGAGACACTTACGCCGGACTTAATAGTACCAGCCATCATGTTCAAAGCGCGAGAGAGTTTTCTTAAATTGGCAGACTGTTTAGACTTACCCTTGCGCAACATTTCGACAACAGACTTACGTGTCTTCAAGTCCATTTCAAAGCTGCCATCTAGTTTGATCTTACCTACAATAGACTCCATGAAGTCATAGATCTCACTTTCAGTAGGATCAATCTCGATCATAAACGCTCGAGTACGAAGTGCGCCATCAGGATCAAGTTTGTCCATCTTCAAATTCGAGATAAAGATAACCTTACCAGTAAAGTTAAAGTAGCGAGGGATCAAATTGGCATCGATCAATTCCTGTGGATCTTCGTATTCGTCAGGCTCAACAACGTTCTTCCCCATTTTATTCCAAACCAACTTACGGATCTTCTTAGTATCAGTAGCTGCTTTAAAGATATTGCGGGCTTCTTGATCTTTCAGTGCATCATCAGAGTCATCGAAAAGAATAACGCCGTCTTGGTTTTTAAACAGGAGTGAGTAGATACCAGCAGCAGATGCGGTACCAGTATTCTTGAAGTAGCCATCGCCATCAGATAGACCTACTTCAGCTAAAACCTTTTCAACTGTAAATGTCTTACCAATACCGCCGCGGCCTGCAATAAAGAGCGCATTTGATGCGCCTGACACTGTCATCTTAATTAGATTCTCCAAGTCAGTCAATTGCTTTTCGTATGTTAGTCTCTCGCGGTCTGCTTCTAATTCATCTAGTTGTGAGCTGTGAGAATATGTTTCCTTTGCAGATCCACCTCGGACTGAGCCTGACACAGTTCCAATCGATTGTAAGATGTTGCTTCTTTGCGAAAGAAGCTTAGTGATATCTTTCTTACTTCCTTTCCAAACGTACTGCCTTCCAACCTTTTTAATAATAGCCGGGTTCTGCGCTTCCATTTCGTCAAAGATTTTGATACCAACCGACTTCCAAACTTTAAACACCTTTTGTTTAGTGAAGTTTGGACTCGAAATAAGTGATACTACATTATCATATGCATCTTCAGGATCAACCGCTTCAGTTAGCATTGCTAGAGTTTCTTCAACACCTTCGTTGAGAGGCGTATCAGTCGGGTACGTTACAAACTTACCAGTTTTAATCTTACCGCTCTTAATCATATCGGCAAGTTGTGGAAGTACTTGCACTAAAGACACATCACGGTCAAAAGCGATATGATAATTTGCACCTTGAGTAGAACCATTCCAGAGGTCAATCGAACTCAGATTATTGCTATTGGCTGATCCAACATTCGTCCAGTTGAATCTCCACGATTCTATCTTTTTGCCCGGAGCATAAAACCTTACCCCATATCCAGCGCCGTTAGAGTTTTTAAATTTCTCCAACCCCTGATTTACAAAGATTTGTTTAATACTTGTCTTTTTGCGCAAATACTTTAAAATGATGGTTGACGCCTTTTCAAGCGAACCAGTCGATAGTTCTTCTGTGATATAATCTTTAAATTCTAGCATAGCTCCCATAGTGTGTTAAGTTGTTTAGTTCTATTTATAATAATACGAACTTTAATATTTAGCCCATTTGCAATTTTTCCATTGGCTTTGTTCGAACCATCGTATAAACAAGCCCCTTTCCCTTCCATGAGCTTCAATCTCCCATGGAAGGTCGTAATAGTGCACAGCATTACACTTAATTACGCTGCCTTGCCATTTGCACAAGTTGACATCTCTAGAAAGATCTTGCAGTTCACCTCTAGCGAATTGCTTCACATGCACTATTTCGTGTGCAACTGTTTCAAGCATTTCTTGGGGTGTTTGAGAAGAATCCACCCGAACAGTAAACTCGCGAGGACGATACGAACTATCTTCCCATGTACAATCCCCTGCAAGTTCTTCTTTACCTCTTAGATCGCGTATAAGCAAGATGTCTACTTCAATTTTATCGACTAAACGAGGGGCGAGGAGGTCAAGAGAGAAGCGAGCGAGGTCATCGACCATTTTTCTCTTAACCTTTCCAGAGCCTGTAACTGATACGAACATTAGATCTTAAACGCTGAGAAGTCTGAGTTTGTTGCTGGTGATGTGTTTATTTCATCACTTGATAGCGTTTGTGCCGAATCTTCTACGTCGTATAGTCTCATCTTAGACCTATCAATACCAACTACAAATCGTTTATCTTGAGTAGGATCGTTATATCGATTCTTCAGTTGCTTTACCATCAGTTGATTCATGCCTTCAAGTTGTTCAGTTGATATAAGAGCAAGCATTAAATCCGCAGTTGCTGGCAAACCGAATGATTCTGAGGTGTCAGTAAGTTCTACGTCTGTATTACCAAATCCAGTTCGAGTAACCTGTGTTGCAGACCAAATAGGTACGTTATGTTCAACTGCTAAACCGCGTAATTCTTCAGCAATCGCCTTAATGAGAGAGTAAGTATTTACTGATCCTCCCAGGCCTTTCATACGAGAACTTCCACAAATATTTAGATAGTCAATGTAGATTACGTCGGGCTTGAAGTCTTTCTTAAGCTTAAGTTCATCTAATAGCGCTCTGAAATGCCCGGCGTGTGCGGATGCGGTTGGGTATTCCTTAACGATAAGCTTTCCGCGAGTTTTTGATTTGAGTTTGTTAACTTTGGAATTAAATAGTTCCCGAGGCAACGTCTCGAGCTGATCAATCGGCACGTCAAATAGGTTTGCGTCGATTCGCTCAGCAATCCTTTCTTCTGCCATCTCCATGGTGATATATAACACGTTTTGTCCTGCGGTGAGATTGGCAGAAGCGAAGTGACACATCGCCAAAGACTTTCCAACACCTGTACCCGCCAGAATAATATTGAGTGTTTTGTTTGAGACACCACCTTTGGTAATTGTATTAAACATACTAAGATCAAAAGGTATTTTGTCTTCCTGAAGATGATAAAAATCATATCGTTTTTCTGCGTTTTCGAAATAATCATGACCAACGTTAGTATCAAAAGACACACTAAGCGCTTTGGACAGAATACCGGGGATGGCACCATCGGTTAAGTTTTCTTCTTTTCCATCGATGATACCAATCGATTTTATGATTGCGAGGTACACCGCTCTTTGTTTACACCATTCCTCGGTAGAGTTTAGTAGCCAATCTCGCTCAACCTCCTCGTAATTTTTTAATTCAACAATGAGGCTTTGTATTTCGTTCCTATCAGATCTATTTACGTAATCAGACTTTTGAAACTCAACTTCAAGCGCTGGTGAATTAGGAAGCTTATTGAACTTACTTAAAAACTTTAGTATAAGCTCATAGATAGGCTTATGTTCGTTTTCAAAATACTCAGCCTTTATATGAGGCAATGCCTTTCTGCAGTATTCTTCATCGTTAGTTAGCGTTTTGAGTATTATTGTCTGTAAGTTCGTCATTATGTTGTTTTTCTTCAATTAGATTGGTTAAAATATTACCAATGTAATTTTTGAACTCTTCACTTTTTTCTAGCTTTTTCTTATTTGTGTGTTTAGGTACTTCTTCTATCCTGTAATCGAATGAAACCTTTAGTCGATCGTTTGCCTCGTCCTCTGCGATGTTAACCTTACCGTATGTGTATATTACGTCTTTGTAAGTGCCAACTTTTATTTTAACAGAGTAGAGTTCGCTATCAGGCCTTTCGACAAAGCTGATCATATTGTCTAAATTACTCATCTTCAATCGTTGGTTCATCTTCTACACGAAGCTCTTCCAGCATTGCGCCATGAGCAACTTTGTATCGGTTTTCAATCGCTGTTTCAAAGTCAGTAGAGTTAAAGATTTTTGTCCAGAACTCTTCAGTCATTGTTTGTGCAGCTCGAAGGTTTCCACTCAATTCTTCCTTTGTTGCAGGATTCATCGCCATATACCAACCATTCTTAGGTTTAACGACATAGCCTGTTTCAAGAGCGAGATCTAATAGACCTGACCACTTCTCGATACCGCCGTCCCAACTTACACTAATTGGAATCTTAGACTTCTCCTTTACAAAGCGAGACTTCTCGATATTAACGATAAAGTGATAACCTGAGATTTCGGTGCCTGTCTTTTCTTGACGACGGCCAATAATCCATACATCGTTGGCTGAGTACATCACACCTGTGCCACCAGAAACTACTGCCTTTGAGAACATTTCTTGTGTTTGATACGTATGATTGATAGCCAATAGAGGAATATCCTTCAGTGTCAAGAATGGGGTAATCATTCTGAATAGACCTTTAAGAGCTTTTGCTCGAGTCATATCAGCAACTGACTTCATGTTTTCGGCATCATCGATCTCTTTCTTTGATGCGATATTACCGATGGAATCAATCACAACAATTACTTTGTCCTTACGATCGATTTCAGTAAGCTGGTGAACAAGATCAAATTTTAGTTCTTCAATATTAGTAACTGGTGTGTGTAGCACACGGGATGTATCAATACCGAAGCTCTCAAAGTACGATTGAGGTGATCCAAACTCTGAATCATAAAACATAAGAACTGCCTCCTTGTGTTTCTTCATATAAGCACCTGCCATTAGAAGGGCAAACGATGTTTTGAAGTGCTTACTTGGACCAGCTAACACTGTTAGTCCAGAAGAGATACCACCCTTAGTGGAACCAGAGAGTGCGACGTTAATCATCGGCACTGAGGTTGGAGTCATTTCCTTTTCGGAAAAGAACTTTGATTCTGATAGAATTTCGGTTCCTGTGGTGCGGCTTGATTTCTTTAGTTTTTCTAGTAGTGACATATTTGTTTCCTTATTTGATTGTAGCTATATTATACCATAGTTTACGACCTTTGTACACTCTTAAATGAATGATTCAAGGGTTTGAGGCACGTCTTCGTACTGTACGGCAGATGTTTTATTATCAAACATTGCAAATTCAGCCTGTTTTGTATCTAATTTGCCGTCTAACCAATCGTGGATGTTTTGTGCCATGTCTTCAGCAGTTGTCACTGGGACATTTTGACAAATCATGTTTAAGTTTTTTCTACCGCCTTGCAGCTGAAAGTCGGATGGCATTTTCATAATAGCCATACATTCGCGGATAGTAAGATAACGGTCTTCGTCGGGGTGCGTTAAACACATAGGCATATGACCCACAAACGCACCGATGTAATCCTTAGGAATTTCAGTAGTCTTCCTCATGATGTTACCGCCTGATTTGAGTTTCTTATGGATCTCCAAACAGCGTTTAGCTTGTTTATCAAAACCGTTAGCCGCCATCCATTCAGAAACTTCGTCGTATTCAATCCCGCGATTTTCTAAATAGTCTAAAGGGTTTGTGGTTTTTTCAATTTTATTCTGAAACTCTTTGTGAGTAATGCCGCCTTCAAGCTCTTCAAGCACGTACTTATAGAATGGGTTATCACTAGGCTTGTTCTTATTTGTGAGCTCATTCATTGGATCATCATCAGACACGAAAGCGTTTCTAATAGTGTCTTCGATTTTTTCGTGAGGACGACGATAAAAATTCATATAAGGTATTTCATCACCTTTCCAAAAGAAGTAAAATGAACGATCGCGGGTTTGGCTTAAACCGTGAAGTTTAGATTTAGTCTTATATAAAGACATTTTATAGCCGTTTTCCTTTGCAACCTTTCTTAGCTCTTTAACGATTGGTTCACCCATCTTTGACGCTAAACGTGGTGCGTTCTCGCCCCAGAACACTTTTGGTTTTACTTCGCCCAAAACGTATTTTGCAGATTCAACCATCCAATCATTTGCTTTATTATCAGATGAAGATGATGGGCTTAGAGAAGACAAACCTGCGCAAGGACAAGTGGCGCCAATAACGTCTACCGCTTTAAGCGATGAAGGGACTTCATTCTCGTCAATTCTGTAGTATGGTACTGTGCCATTATGATAAGCAACGTACTGTGAATCATTAGCGCCGAAGGCCGAATACGTTAAGATGTACTCGGGCTTTTTGCCAAAAACCTTTTCTGTTCCAAGCGGTAGTCCGCCAATAAGAGGCACAATAGCCGCGTGTGTATAATTATTTTTCGTCATTTTGTTCTGGGTGTTTCGCCTTGATGTGTCTTTTCATATTACCTGCGTTGGTTTCAAATTTGCAATAGGGGCACACGATTTTTTTGTGCATGCCGCTTAAGCACTTCTTCTTTTTTTCAGGATCAGCCATGTGTTCTTTTGCGCGTTTGGACCTAAGTTCTTGTGCAGTTGAATTACTATAGTAGTTTTCTTTAAACGTGTCAGATTGTCTTTTCTTTAAAGCTTCATCTTGCATACGCGCTGACTGTGATTCTGATCTCATTTTTGATAAATCGTCTATTGTGGAATAATAAGGCCCGCCGCCGCCTGATGCGATGTTCCATCCCATTAACTGCTTTGGCCGAAGAGTTTTTTCAAAATCATAACAATCCTGGATATCACCAACAAATAATACTTTAACATAATCTTCAGTGACGTTATTTGTACGGATATGATGATGCATTATTCGACCTCGGCAAGCCGAATGTTCTCTAAACCTTTTATAGCTCCCCTTTGTCTTTTTTACAACCCCGATATATCCTTCGTCGATAGATGGATTAGCAGGATTCTGTATGTGATATACTTCTCCTATAGTTTTAGTCTGTGTGCTTGTATTCATGGATTTATTTATACGATTCCAGCACACAGACTAAAATTAATTTAGATTGTTTCACCACCGATGAGTGGTACGATTGATGCGTAGCTATATGACATTTTTTATGTTCTCCATGATATCGTTAAAAGTGTATGATGCGTCTTGGTGCAATTTGTAAAACTCGAAGGCGGCTTTGCGCATTTGATCTCGTTTCTTAGGATCATCGAGTTCTAACATTTGGTTTAGTGTTTCGTCAAAGTTATATTCGTCAAACCAAATGGTTCCGCTGTTTTCACACTCTGTAAACTTTTTGCCATAGTGGCGGTGAGTGCAAGCATCGCCATACTTTTTATTGAAAACCGGAATCGTGCCAGTACAAACAACTTCGCAGTGGGTGTACTCAACAGAGCGCTGAATAAAGTGAGGTTTCATTCGCGAAAGCTGATAACCAAAACCTACTTTTGACATTCTTTCGAGCATTTCTTCTTGGATGTATGGGCCAAAAACGTGTACATCCTCGCCATACGCACCACTTAAATCGTAGGTGTTAGGATCTTCACCTAATAGACCCTCAAAGGCAGATAATTCTCTAAAGCCTAGATACGCTGGAGAGCGCTCAATGCCTTCAAATGTAGTTAACATGTCGTTCTGTTTTAAGTAGTCATTATGAAATGCAAACATTTCTTTGTAGCCTTTCCACGATGTGGTTCTGCCAATCCACTTATGGTGCATCATATCTTCTGCCGCGGCATCTTTCCAGTATCTTTCTTTCACTTCGTCAAAGAACATTCCTGGTTGAAATGCGACAATAGGTGTACCTTCTTCTTCGCCGAAGAGTGTAACCTGAGATCCCACCTTTTCTCCAGCGTACTTTGCGAAGTCGTTGGTTGTGGAATGTACAAAAATAATGTTAGCTCTTTCGATAGCTTCGTTCAAAGCGCCATTGCGGCGTATCGATTGCATCGCATGATCATGTTGAATAAGAGCCACGGGAACTTTAATTTCACTTAACATACGTTTAAAGTTCTCAATCGCTTTTTCCTTTAAGCTTAGCGCAGGGAGAGAATTGATAATTGCGATATCGGCTTTATTGATATTCGTAATCATTTCATCAACTTCTTCGTCTTTTGCAAACTTGAGTTGGTGTATATTGTCTGTGCTATGCGCGTTTTTACGTGTCCATGATTTATCCTTTGACGCAAATACGCTATAATCGTATCCATTGCGATCGTAATACTTACACTGTTCGATGGTAAACTTTGTTACGCCGCAACCTTCGATCCCGCGGCCCATTATAATTGCTATTTTTTTCATAAATTTATTTATCTTTATTTGACGTACGTTATTTTTACACCAGCTTCTTCAAGAAAGTCCATTCCTTTTCCGCATGAATCATTCCATCTGATATTATTAGTTTCACTCATAACGACTTCTTTGACACCAACTTGAATAATAGCTTTAGAACATTCGTGACAGCAGGGCAAACCGTGGACATACAGCGTTGCACCATTAAGTGAAACACCACTATGAGCGCAGTTGTAGATGGCATTCATTTCTGCATGAACAATTCGATCATACTTTGTTTCTCGATCATCATACAGCTCATCGCTATCATCCATTCCTCTAGGGAATCCGTTATAGCCTTGAGATAAAACTTGACCAGCTTCACCTACAAATATCGCTCCACACTGAGTTGAAGGATCTTTTGACCACGTTGACACCGACCGCGCTAATTCTAAATATCTTTTATTCCACTTATTTTTCATCAAGAGTAATTTTGCGGTTGAGGAAATCGCGGTCAGTGGTTTGACCTTCGACGCCATTACGCATGTATGCAACAAGGAATGAAGAGTAGTTAATGAGATCCCTACCCGAATCTTCGACAGATTCAAAGTTTGGTTCGTAGTCTTTGTCATTTTCCATCGCTTCAAGAACTGATTGCATTCGAAGCACTTTAGCGTGAATAATGTCAAGAATAGACGCTACTCCACGCGGATAGTAATCAGCTTGTTTAATACGACTATTCGGGTTTTGATAATCGTTGGACTTTTTGATTTGTAGTTCTGCACATTCTTGCAAAACTTTGATTGATTCTTTTTCTGACTTCATGCTTCTATTATAATATATTTGATTAGTTTTGTACAACAAATTGTGCGCCGTTCCATTCGTATATTCCATTCAATTCGTAATCGCCTGTTTGCTTATCGCCGATAAAAATGTAGAGGATATCCGGGTACTTTTTCCATGTTATCTGTTTTGCTTCGTTTGCGCGCTTTAGAACAAATGGGACATAGTAGTCGCCTTCGGTAGTCTTTACTTCTACGTGATTTCCATTAGGGTCAATCACATCTTTGTAAGGACGATCGTCATCAGTGAACCCACACTCATCGATAAGATAGACTTCTGGCGCGTGGCCATATAAGGTAGTTTGAAGTATATCAACGTATTCGCGGGATCTTCGTGTGCTAGATTTATTATAAATCTGCGAGGCTTCTTCTTTAGCACGCCGCACATAGTGATCTTGGTTTAATTCGTTTGCGGTGAATTTCATCTTAATCATAAAATTCACTTACAGCACGGCTATGATTGCTCATAGCCTCATCGGCTAGCTTAATTGTGTCGACCGACCTTTCTCTAGTATCAACGTAATCTTCAATGAACTTAAAATGGCGTTCGTACACGTGTAGAGAACCAACATTCCAATGGATCTTACCGGTGTCAACATTTAGATCTTTAGCAAGCTGTTGAAGCACGTAGGCTTGCCAAGCATAATCGTTACGATAACCGAATACAACATCGTTAGACCGCATTTGAACAACAGCGTAAAGCTTGTCGTTGCGAATAAGATACTGTACTGCATTTGTGCAAATAAAGTCTGACATGCCATTGATGTTATATTCAATATGCATTGTCGGTCGTGTGTAAATCATTACAGCACGACGTGAGTTTTGGTCTAACGAAAGTTGTTCACGGACACGCTTATACTGATGGTGATTTAGTGCGCTATGTACGAGGTAACCATAGTTTGAATGAATCATGTTATCGTCAGATGAGATCATTTTCCAAATCTCAGGAGTTGGTACTAAATCATTTACACTGAGAGATTGAGATCTATACCACTGAATCTCGCGGTTGATATACTCTTGATTTGGTGTGCCGAAGATAGCTACTTCATCTGCTACAAACGAAGCATTGATGATCTCAATCGTTTTTACACCTGTCTTATCTGTGACAAACTCGTTGTCTTTGAATTTTTGTACGAACACTTTGCGTACATCACTAACTGTATTTTCCATAGTATATATTATACCACACCTAGGTGGTATTGTACACTATAAAATACACTAAACTGATTTAAGGATAAGTAGGATAAGACGATAGATCTGCTTCCGTGACAGTGAATCTCATACTAGTCCGTCAGAAGGGTTACAATCACATCAGCCTTTGATATGTAAATCGGCAATATATTAGAACCGCCTTGCTTAACCGAAAAAGACCACGTCCCTGCGCTGGATGGGGTAATGTTAAAAGTGAATGTGTAGTAGCCGATAGCTGGACTATCAAAGCCATAAGGTCCCCCCTCACTCATTTCAAAGTCAATGGAAGGAGGCAGGTCGCCGCTGAATGTCCCCAACCTAACGCCAGACTTTGTGTCATCTGCGGTAAACACTGCCCTAGCATCAGTGAATAAGCCTGTGTAATCGGACGCAAACACCAGATTGCCATTTAGCATATCAGACGCAGCAAGGGCAATTGTGATTGAGTAAGTTGCCCCCGCCAGCAAGTCCTCAGAAACAAGTTCATTAGGGGTATTGTCGGATACAATCTCTAAATTTGAGGTAAAAGGCGTCTTTCCACTGCTGTTAAATACTATAAGCGAATTGGAGGGAACAGACACCGCATCACTTGGGGTGAGTGTTCCGACTTTATACCAACCAGCAGTGTTCCCCACTATGGGACTACTCCCATCGTGGTAGAAGTATGAGGAGGTGTTGGAATAACCAGAACCGTCAATGTTACTACCTCCAACTTTTATGTTTACAGAAGTGACAGGGGAAAAGGGGTTCGCTTCCGGCTCAACCAACCCAGCTTCAAGGAATCCCGAAGTCGAAAGTGTTAGAGTCGCAACGGGTGCAACCAAATCGGTCATATATTTGCCGCGCACTGTGATCACCTCATGCGAAGCCGCGCCAGTGAACCTCACGAACTGCCCCCGGTCGGAATCAAAGTAGGTGTCACCTTCAGTTGCATCTGTTACTGCGTTAAGCTCCGATGTTGAAAGGTTAGGGAAGTTGAGCTGAGATGTTTCAAGTGCCCCAAACTCCACAGTGTCAGTAGATCCTAGTTGAAGATTAGTTCGTGCTGAAGATGTGTTTGCGCTACTTAGCAGTGTGTCGATGTCTGATGATACAATTAGGTCTGGCATATGTTGGTGGGTTAAAGCTGTTTAATAAGTTGGGTAAGATGATAGATCTGCTTCCGTGACAGTGTAGCCCGTGGATATTCCCGCAAGTGCATCTACATCGAGGATCAGTTGGTTGATTTCTGGGATTCTGTTAGGAAGGTAAATCCCGCCCGTTGGGGTTGTGTTTAGTCCGATTAGCAGCAATTTTGAGCCAAGCACAAAGCAATTGGGGGCGCCAGAATCCCCTGCAACAATTCTCTCAGCAAAAGTATAGTGCTCATCGGTCGCAAGAGCCAGCGGGGGCGAGAAACTGTCAGATGTCGAGGATTTACCCAAAAGATCGGGTCGGTATAGTAGTCCAGTAAGCATGGAAGGAGGGGTTAGGTGACCAAACCAATGATCTACTAGTTCCTCCCCATAATATAAACCATCTGTAAGAAGCCCGTGTAGAGAGGAAAGCCCCTTCTGTTCTTGGTCAAAGACACAACCATGCGAACCAATCCAAGCGTATTCCCCCGTATAGTTTTCCGAGTCAGACGGCATCACCTCCATAAAGTCAATCCCCGAAGGCAGGTCTGAGTCAAGTAAGCAAATTTGCATGTCGTAAGAATAACTCCCAGAACTCCCTGCGTAAAGAGGGTGTGTCTTCGCTTCTTGGATAGTACGTGTCACTGCCACTGTTTCCCCCGACACATCAGCAACAAAATCAACCGTGTCATTCTTGGCGAGCGGGTAGTGTGCTGAGCAAATGATGTGCCTTTTCGTCAATGCGGTTCCAGACCTGCTGGATCCGCTCCTGCTGTTGTTAGGGCTGATGGATGACAATCCATTTAAACCAATACCCCAAAAGTCATCATTTTGCGTAAAGGTATGTGTGGATGTGTTGCGACTTGAAAACCTGGGTTTCGACGCTGTTGGGTTTTTTCCAGAAATTAGAGCGTCCATTGCGTCGCTAAAAGCCTTTCCTGCGCTTCCTGCGGTGTTGTCGATATAATCAACAGATGACCCAGCTGATACGCCCACTAAAACAGCAATAGATTTTGACACGAAGAGACCATCCGAGCTACGTGTTACCGTGACCGTAATTGTGACCCACCCACCTGAAACAACAGACAAAACTCCGTCAGCGTCGACAGTTGCAATACCTTCATCACTGGAAGTAAATGTAGCGGTGTAAGCATCATCTTTTTCTGGGTGCAGAACCTCCCAGTTTATAACGTGCGAATCAGCTAGGGTTGCGCCTGTAATGCGCTTAATATTATGCGAATCCTCGGTCAGATTGACGGAAGTTCCCGCCACTTGCTCACCAGAAAAAGGAGTCGCGACGACTGCTACCCAAAAAGGAAAAGGTTGTTTTACTGTGAATCTCATACTAGTCCGTCAGAAGCGTGATTTTCATTGTAGGAACTGAGTAAAAAAGATGGTCGATGTTTGCCTGATTTTGTGCAAGTTTAAACGAAAGCGTTCCGTCGGATGATGGCGTCAATACCCCTCGAACAATCCATGAACCAAAATTAGATCCACTGTTAGCGGCAAACGTAGTTTCCCCCATAGTGAAAACGCTTGACTCCTCTGGGGCGTTTATACTTACGTCCAGTAAGGAAAGTCCCGTCTCTGTGTCAAGGTTAATTGCACGCAAGTAACCGCTGTCCTCATATAATCCACTGAACAAGACGCTCAGTTTTGCATTATCCAGGGCTAAGTCTAAATAATTCACTTGAAACTCAAACTCGTAGGTAGATCCGCTCTTCAGGGCAGATGACACTAACTCAACTGGTGTTGTCGTGTTTGTGATATAGTTATTCCATACCAGCGGCGACCTATTACCCACAGTGGGCTTGAATTGCATCAAGGTATCTGGGGTAAAAACAGCAGCAGTTATTGGCCCTACTGGATTGGAGGCGTCAAGCCAATTATTAAACGTATCTCCATAATACATGTATGGGGTTGGCGCCCATGAGGAAGGATCTTTTGCTGTGCCTATTTCCCATCTCGCCTGTATGCTTGCAATGTTGGTAGTGACAGGGAATAAGCCCGACTCAAACAGGCGGGACTCTTGCAGGGTTAGAGCTGCCCCTTGCGTGGTGTTAATAACAGGCTCATATGACCTAGATGTGATTACGTCATACGAAGATGCACCAGTAAATCGCACTAACTGACTACGATCAGAGTCAAAGTAAGTATCACCCTCAATTGCATCCGTTACTGCGTTAAGCTCCGATGTTGTGAGGTCAGGGAAGTTGAACTGCGATGTTTCAAGTGCCCCAAATTCTACGGTGTCAGTAGATCCTAGTTCAAGATTAGTTCGTGCTGAAGCTGTGTTTGCACTTTGTAGCAGTGCGTCGATGTCTGATGATACAATTAGGTCTGGCATAGTTCTATTTATATGTTAAAGCCGTTTAATAAGTTGGGTAAGATGATAGATCTGCTTCCGTGACAGTGTAGCCCGTGGAGATTCCAGCAAGTGCATCCACGTCGAGTATCAGTTGGTTGATTTCTGAGATTCTGTTCGGCAGATACGTCCCACCCGTTGGGGTTGTGTTTAGTCCGATTAGCAGCAATTTTGAGCCAAGCACAAAGCAGTGTGGAGCGCCTGAGTCACCAGTGATATTCTTTTCCGCAAAGGTGTAGTGCTCATCCGTTTCAAGTGCTAACTTAGGAGAGAATGAATCCGATGGGGATGTGTATCCCAATATGTTAGGAATATATGAGACCCCGACCAACATCATCACGGGTGGCAGATGATTGAACCAGTGATCCGCCAATGCTGTTCCGTAGTAATACCCAGGAGATAAAATACTGTGTAGTGTAGAAAGTCCCTTTTGCTCTTGGTCGAACGAGCAACCCTGCGATGCCATCCAATTATATTCGCCCGTATAGTCTCCAGCATCCGAAGGCATTATCTCCATCACCTCTATCTCGGTAGGTAAATCCGAATCAAGTAGACAGATTTGAATATCATAACAATATCCACCAGCCTGCCCAGCATATAGGGGATGTGTTTTCGCCTTAATGATTGTTTTAGTAACTGCAACGTTTGACCCACTTGAGTCTTCCACAAAGTCCACTGTATCACCCACGGCCAATGGATAGTGCGCTGCGCAAATGATGTGCCGCTTCGTAATAGCTGTGCCAGCTCTGCGATTCTGGTTGCGGCTATTATTTGGACTTATTGCGGACAGCCCATCTAAACCAACACCCCAGAAGTCAGGATTTCGGTTAAATGTTTTTGTTCCAAGATCGCGGCTTGAGAATCTAGGCTTCGCCGATGATGGAGTCTCGCCAGAAATTAGGGCATTCAAGCTATCATCAAACGCCTTCCCCGCGGTGCCTGTCGCGTTCTCGATATAGTCAATTGAAGTGCTTGCGGTAATATCTACGTCAACGGGGACTGAGTTAGTAATAAACACCCCGTCTGACGTGCGAGTTACTGTAACTGTGATCAACACTTCACCATCCGAGACAATCGTAAGCTTCCCAGACGTATCCACCGTTGCTACACCCTCATCACTTGATGAAAATGTGGCGGTATAGTTGTCTTCTTCCTTAGGGTGTAACACACTCCATTCGATTACATATGAATCCGCCAAGGTCGCTCCCGTAATCCTAGTGATGGAATGAGAGTCTTCTGTCAACGTAGCTGATGTTCCAGCAACCTGCTCACCCGAAAAGGGACTGGCTGTGAGTTTAGCCCAAAAGGGAAGGGGTTGCTTTACAGTGAGTTTCATATTAATTAATCAGTCTCAAGTGCTATGCTGATTTCCGTCTTATTGATGTATAGGGGTAAAGTGTTAGAACTTTTTTGTTTAACTGAGAAAGATAAAGTACCTGCGCTAGATGGGGTGATCTTAAAGGTAAAGTGATAGTAACCTAAATTTGGACTATCAAAGGCGAATGGACCGTTGTTTGCACAATCAAACTCCGTTGATACCCCTAAGTCTCCAGTAAATGTCCCAAGGCGTTGACCTGACTGTAGATCATCGGCGGTAAACAACGCTCTAGCATTTCCAAATAATCCACTATAGTCAGATTTAAACGATAAATTACCATTGAGCATATCCGCAGCCGAAACGCCAACTGTAATTACGTAAGATGAACCAGATAGTAGGTTTTCGGCAAAAAGTTCCGTGTAGGTATTATCTGAAACGATCTCAAAATTTGACATCATTTGAGATTTAACCCCATTTTTGGTAAAGACGATTAGGGAGTTTGCTGGGATGACGACGTTATCACTGGGAGCTAATGTCCCCAACGAGTACCAACCAGCAGCGCCTTGGGAGCCATCGTGGTATAAATATGCGATGTTTGATGTGGCGTTGCTTCCATCGATTGCACTCGCCCCCGTTTGTATCAAAACACTGCTTAGTGGTGTGAAGGGATTGGCTTCCGCATTAAGCAGTCCACTATCAACAAAGCCAGAATTAGCGAGCGTCACAGTCGAAACTGGGGAAACAGAATCAGTAGTATGTTTTATTCGTGACGTAATCACCTCATACGAAGCAGCTCCAGTGAAGCGAACAAACTGACCACGGTCGGAATCAAAGTAAGTATCACCCTCAATCGCATCTGTCACAGCATTAAGCTCTGCGGTTGAAAGGTTAGGGAAGTTGAGCTGAGATGTTTCAAGTGCCCCAAATTCTACGGTGTCAGTAGATCCTAGTTCAAGATTAGTTCGTGCTGCGTTGTTAGTTGCACTGCTTAGGAGCGTGTCGATGTCTGAGGATACAATTAAGTCTGGCATAGTGCTATTTATATGTTAAAGTCGTTTAATAAGTTGTGTAAGATGATAGATCGCCTTCCGTGACGGTGTGGCCCGTAATGTCGCCTTGGAGCGTGTCAAGGTTTGTTATCATCGTGTTGAGTTCTGGAACCATGCCGCCATAGAATGGTCCAGAGCCAGCGCCGAAGAATGTAGATAGTAACCACAACTCAGATCCAATTACCGTAAAGATTGGGTTGCCAGAGTCCCCAGATATGATCGGGTCGTAGAATGCTAGTCGGTGCGGTATTGTCGGTGCGCCAAAAAATGCAAATGGACTACCAGAATTATTGACACCCTTGGAATACTGATCGATAAAATCAAGAACAATGCCGTTCTCACTGAAGTCTAGTGCCAGTAAGGGTAAGGCATACGCCGCAACACTTGAAGCTCCAGCAGGTAGATATGCCTCAAATCCATCTGGAAATATCTTACACGGTGTGATTGAAGATGGAAGATCCGAGTCCAAGAGAACCATCCAAGCATCATTAGTAGCGGCGCCAACTGAACCCGCCTGAACAACTGTTCTAGTGATGACCGTGTTGTCGGATGTGACAAATCGAAGAGTGTCCCCTACGTGAAGAGGGTAGTGCCTTGCTAGTATAGCGTGTCTTGGTGTAATTGCTGTCCCAGCACGATTGCCAGCCTGACGAGAGTTCCAAGGGGAAGCACAGGTGAGTGCCTCTGCGTGTGTTCCCTGTAAAAAGAAATTTGTGTTGCGGACGTATGCTGACGTGCTGTGATCTTGCGATGTGTAAACCTTTTGCTGTGTCGCTGGGTTGGCTGATGTCAGAGCGTTGTCCATTGGGTCGGAAAGTGCCTTGCGTGCGGTGCCAGCTACTCCACCCTCAATGACTTCAATGACAGACGCACCCGAAAGTGTAAGTATAACATTGACGGTCCGAGTGGTCGTTGCGGTTCCGCTTGCTCCAACGACGGTAATTATTGCACTATCAGTAGACTCAGGTGCTACCATGAACACCACCTGACCATTAGGCGCTACATCAATCTTGCTCGGGTTGTCTGATGAGTAGGCAAATGAAATGGGGTCGTCGTTCAGCGAGTAGGTGACAACTGGGACCAGAGTTACTTGCTCTCCGGTCGAAGATGTAGTAAACCGCTGACCTTCCTTGTCGTCCTCCGTGTATGGTGCGCTCGTGTCTGGAGATACCTGAGTAGGCTCACGGAACTGGTCTATTTCAAACCAGAGACCGTGGAGCTTACCCTTATTGATTGACACTGTACCGAGTTCAGTCATTATCCTTGATTGTTTTCAGTTAATGTTCCGTCGAGGCAAAGGCGGGTTTTACCAGCACCTGAAACCGTTTCGAAGGTAGTAGATGTTTGGCAGCTAATAAGAGTTCCAGTCAATGTGCCGCCCTTACCGAAAGCGTCATCGCCACCCACGCATCTAGTGAAATTTCCGCTG